ATCTCGTAGCCGTCAAAAGTAACGCTAGAAAGTGTTACCTTTTCAGTATTTACAGCTGCGCCCTCTACGTGCCATGCTGCCTTAGAAGACGGCGTACCTACAGGAATTGCAATCTTGCTAGGCATTGCAAAGGCTCTAGCTTCTGCAATCAAGCCGCCCATAGTGCGGGCTTTCTTAATAACCTGGTTAAGGGTTTCAGTAGGAATAACGGCTACATTGTCTGTAGCGCTGTTAAAAGCGTCTGTACCTCTCTGCTCTACGACTACAGCGTTATAAGCTGCCTGCTCGTTGTCGTTAAGCTTCTGTCCTAAAAGGGTCTTGTAAAAAGCGCTTCTATACTCTGGGCTAGCTACTACGTCGTCGCCTGCCTTAAAAGTCTTCTTTTCCTCGCCCTTAAGGTCTCTGCCTGTTACCAGGTTAAGCCCTGCGCCCTGTGCTGCGCTTCTAAGCTCGATATTTTCCTTAGCTTCCTTAATACCTCTAAGCTCAATGTTGTAAGCTTCAATGTCTGCGTTAGGGTTGCTGTCAATATCGGCGTTAATAGCTGCGGCTCTGGCTTCCAGTTCCTTAACGTCCTTGTTACGGTAATAGTTAAAAGCTTCTGCTACTGTATTAAACTTCATTGTTTTTTACCTCGTCTTTCTGCGCTTCTGCGCTAGTTAATTCTGTTTCAAGCTCGTTAATGATATCTACAAGCTTGCGGGGCTGTTCGCATGGTACTACTAAGCTAAGCTCTACGTAGTTATAAGCCCCTTTTTTATTTTCCCTTGTAGCCGTTGTAAAGTTCTGCACTTTATAGCCATGTTCTTTAGCAAAGTCGAAAATAGCGGCTACATGGTCGTAAGTGTGCTTATCGTCCATTTTTTAGCCCTCTCTCATAATCTGGTTAAAGAGAATTTTAGCTTGCTGCCGCTGCTGTAATTTCTTTAAGCCGTTCTCTCTGGCGCTTCTGGCTTCTACGCTAGTAGTAGGGTAAGCCGCATAAGGTACTACGCTACACTCATAAACCTTAGCTATTTTTGTGATTGTTCTAGTGTTAGTGCTAGCGTCGTAGCTGTCGCCGCCCTCTGGTACGGTAAAAGCAAAGCTCATGCCGTCCAGGTCGCCCCTTTTTACAGCTTCGTAAACTTCTTTAGCGCCTGCGGTCTCTGGCAATGTTGCCGTAAAGGTTAAGCCTGCCTGGTCTACCTCTAAGCTCATTGTCTTAGGCGTTTTGGCAAGTGGTACTTTGTTTACGTCGTGATTATATAAAAGTCTCACGTCGCTAAGGTCTGCACCGTCTAAAGCGCCCCTTTTGATAATTTCCGTATAGCTGCCGCTATAGTCGTTAATAGTTGTGGGCGTATCGTATACAATAGGTCGCCCGCTTAAAATAAGAGCTTTTGCGCCGTCTGCCGTCGGCTCTGCGGCTCGAATTTCTGTAATTCTTACTTCTTTCATGCTGTAGCCCTCTTTTCTTCCAGGTAATAACGGCTGTAAGCTGTCTTTTCGCCGTATCGGTTGCGGCTTTCTTCTGTCTTAGAAATAATTGTATATTCTTTTCTAAGCTCAAAAATTACGCCCGCTAGCCTGGTAATGCCTAAGTCTTTAAAGGCTTCTAAAGTTGTAATGCTGCCATTCTGGCGCATATAGTCTAATACTCGTTTACTCTGTGTCATGCTGCGCCCCCTTTGCCTGGTACTGTGCCGCCTGGGCTGCGTCAATCATGTTAAGAGCTTGTAAGCGTTTGTCGCCGTCTGTTACGCCAGGCAAGTTAAGAATTTCTAAAGCCTGGTTAATTGTAAGTAAGCCCATAGGCATAAGCTGCGCTATAAGCTCTACTTTTGTTTTATTGCTAGTAAACTGTAAGCGCCCGCTTTCAAAAATAATGCTATTGCCGTAAGCCTGTTCTCTGTCGTTAAAAAGCTTTGCTGTAAATTCCTGGCTTAACGCTGTGGCTACAGGCTCTAGCGTACTTTCATAAAAAGCGCTGTACTGGTCTTCTGTGTAAGAGCTATTTACTATAGGCTCTGTTACGCCCAGATAGTTATAAATCTTTTGCTTAATCTCTCTTGCCTGGTCTGCATTTAAGATAACTGGCTTATTTTCTATAGGTTGATAGTCCATTTTCTGGTCTGTAGCGACTACGCCGCCGTCGTTGCCTATTTCTAAATAATCCTTTACAAAAGCTTCTTTTTCTTCTTTAAGCTTGCTAGCGCTCATAATCTGCGTAAACTTCAAAATACCACGAATAGAAGCGCCCGCCTTAATGCCGTTTATAATTCCCTCGTTCTGGGTATGCGCAAGCTCTAAGCCTGGCATAATAGCGCTATTGTCTGCGCCTAGTACGTCGTCGTCGTTAAAATAACGGCGCAAATGGATAATATCGGCATAAGGTAAAATTACTTCTTTACCGCTTCTAAGTGTGAAGCTGCAATACAAATTATTAGCTGCGTCGCTTAGAATATTTACGCTTGTAGCTGTAATAGGATAGATAGCCTTAAGGTTGCCCCTGTCGTCTCTATCCAGGTAAGCAAAAGCGTTATTGTTAATAAATAAATGTGTTACAAGCTTATAAAGCATATCGTAAGCACTCATATAAGGGTTAGGGCGTACCTGTAAAAGCCTGTTTACTTTACACTCGCCCGCTTCGTGCCTATGCTCGCCGTAGGTTACTACGTGACTACCTTTAAGCTTGCCTGCGTTTCTAGCTATAGCGTCTACGGCTTCCCTGTAAACGTCGTTAGCGTAAGCGTCGCCCATATAGCCACTAAAGCCGCCTGGCTCTGTAATAAGCTTAGCTGTCGTTACGCTGCGCTCTTTTCTGTTAAAAATTCTGTCTATTACGCTCGTAGTAATCACCTCTTAAAAACTATTGTCTAGTTTTACTTTCTGTGCTTTTTCTGGAATAAATACGCTTGTAGACCATGCTTTAAGCTGTTCTACTTCTATAATCATTTCTGTTATATTGTCCTGGCTTATATAGCGTATTGCGTCTTGTTTCTCGTTTGTTGCTTCGTCTAGTACCTTGCACCGTACAGCTATAAAGCCTGCAATCTGTGGGGCTTCGTAAGCTATTGTAGCGTGTTCTATCTGTACGCCTTTCTTAAGCCCTATACGGTAAACTTTAGGCGCTTCGTTCATAATTAGCACCCCACTTCTATTTTAATGTTTACTATGTATATTTCTACAACATAATAATATCATATTTCAATGTTTAAGTCAATTACTATGTAAACATTAAAAACATAAAAATAAAGGCTTACCCTGTTTATAGAGTAAGCCCATATTACTTAGGTTATTTTGTTTAAAGTCTTACGCCGCTGTCTTCGTCGCCAAAAGGTACGCTTTCGTCTATCTCAATAAAGCCGTAATTCTGGCTAAAGCTGTTAAAGAGTGAATTATAGCTAAAGCCTACTTTGCCGCCTGTTCTGCCGTTTCTATTCTTCAATATAACGGCTTCTACGTTTCTGTCTTCGCTAGCCTTGCACTTCTTTACAAGTTGTGCGTTGTCTTTCTGTTCTGTAGACGTGTAGCCTGGCTTCATGCCCTGCGGCTGCAATGCCATAAGTACGTCGCTGCCGTATTCAATAGCGCCGCTTTCTTTAAAAGCTGCCATATTTACTTCTGTGCTGTAATTATCTCTATTAAAGCTACTTATGCCTATTACCGTTGTTTTATAGTCTCTGCTAAGGCGCTTAAGCTCTAGTACGGCTTTGTCTGTGTTCTGCTTGTCGCTAGCTCTAAGGTCGTAAGGCGCTAATATTTGCAAGTAGTCAATAAATACAAGTGGCGTATTTCCTGTAAGCGTTATATGCTCTACTACCTTTTCTTTAATCTGTTCTACGCCTATGTCGCCTACGCCCTCGTAGATATATAAGCGCCCTGCATACTGGCTATAAGCTTCTATAGCCTGGTTAATAAGGTCTTTTTCTGCCTGGCTATAATTTGCATAGCGGCTAGCCGTTGTAATTCCTCTAGCCGTCTTAGCATTGCTTTTTACGCCCTTGCAAAGCTTATAAGTATGTCTGCTTATGCTCTTACTCATAAGCTCAGTAGCTGCCATCTCTAAGCTAAAATAAAGTACGTCTTTGCCGCTTTCTGCTATCTGGTCTGCAATCTGTAAAAGTAAAGTTGTCTTACCTAAAGAGCTTATAGCGCCTAAGATGTATAAGCCAGGATAAAAGCCGCCGTCTAGCTCTTTATCAAGTTCGCTAAAGCCTGTAGGCGTGTAAGAAGTGTTAGCGCCTGCCTTAATACCATTTACAAAGTCTTTAAGGCGCTCTGCGCTGCTCTGGGCGTTGTGAGCTTCCAGTAAAGCCGCTTTTTCTGCGTTTGCTATACGTTCTAGCTCTTCCAGGTTGCTTAATACGTCTTGCTCTAATTGTGCTTTATTTGCCCTTAAAAGGTCGTTTGCGTCTTTCTTTTCGCCCTCGTAAGCTCCCAGGTCGTAAGAAGCAATAATATAAGGAATATTAAGCCCTTTAAGGTCTTCTGCGGCTGTAGCTGTTGCTTTTTTCCCTGCTTCGTCGTTATCAAAGCTTAAAATAAGTGTAGCTGTAGGCGCTTTAGCTTTTACCTGTTCTATTAGCTTTTGGCTGCCTGTTCCACCTAAAGCAATAGCCCCGCACTTGCCGCCGCCTGCAATAATAAGGCTTATTGCGTCTATAGGGCTTTCACATACAAAGCAAGGCTTACCGCTGTAAAGTGCAGCTCTGTTATATACTGGCTCTACGCCTGCTTCGTCGCTCTTAGGCTTTCTAAACTGTTTACCCTGTACGCTTCTAGTAATATAGTAGCTGCCTGTCTGGTCGTAAGGTATTACAATAACGCCGTTAGCTTCATCATAGCCCAGGCTAAAGCGCTCTACGGCTTCTTCATCAAAGCCCCTACTTTTAAAGTATTCTGTCTTAGAAGCTGCCGCCTTGCAGCGCTCTATATATTCTTTGTATTTTTCTGTTTCCTTAGTAACTGTCATAATATCGGCTTTCTTTGTTGGTTTTGTTTCCTGGGTAAACTCTGTAAACAAAGTAATACCGCTAATTTCTGCCGCCCTGGCTGCCTGGTCTTTAAAGTCTGTTAAGCCCTCGTGTAAGCCTATAAGCGTGAATATGTCGCCGCCCTGGTTACAAGAAAAGCATTTCCACCCTTTACCGTCTTTCATAATACTAAAAGCGCCGTTGCTGTTTCTGCCGCTTCTGCTTCCACTTCCACACAAAGGGCATTTATACATACCATGCCCCGCCCTGCGGTCTGGCTCTGTTATCTGGGCTACGTATCGGCTTAAGCCTGCCCGCAGCTCTTCTTTTTTATAATCGTCTATCATTCTATAGCCCTCTTTCCTCTGGGCTTCTAAGAAGTAAAGCCCTTTTTCATGGGTATTTTATCCAGGCGGGGCGGCGGCTGCAAGCTAGCCGCCAACGCCACTATAAAGCTTATAATGCTTATAAAGCTTATACGTTTTTTCGCCATTCTCAAAAAGCCTTGTATTTACTGGGTTTTCTGGCATTTTTCGCGCCTTAGAGCGTTACCACTTTTTCCCCCATGCGTTACCAGTTATTCCCCCCTATCGTTACCACTTTTTCCCCCATGCGTTACCACTTTTTCCCCCTGGTCTGTTTGCCATTTAGTAGCGTATAGTAACGCTTACTATTTCGGTCTTTCTGTTGTTCTCTACATAGCCTGTAATAAAGCCTTGCTGCTTCCAGTAGTCTAAAATCTGCTTAATTGTATTTCTTACTTTAAGCTTTTTCTTTCTAAGTGCGCCGTCGCTTGCTGCTGTAAGCTCGATTTGCTTATATACGGTATCGTAAACTATTGTAGGGCTAAGCTTGCCACTTCCTTTAATAGCTAAAATACGACGGTATAAGTAGCTCTGTAGGGTTATATTTTCCTCATTCTTATTTACAGGGCTGTTAAGCAGCTTAATATCTAAGCGCCCTATCTGGCTTTTCTTTTCTGCATAAGTGTAAAGTACAGGCTCTTTAAGTAAGTGATACACTTCTAATACATTGCCGTTAAGCGTAGCTGTCACTTTTTCGCCCTGTATTACTGTACCCTCGTAAGAAAACTTATCAAAGCCGTAAGCCTTGCACTCTTCTTTACTTGCTTCAATTACCAGGCGGCTATAAAGCAGCTTGCTAAGGCTGTTGCTAATAGCTTCTTGCTGCTTAGCTGTAAGTCTAGCGTCTGGGTTGCCTGTCATTGCTCTATAAATCATTTGCGGCGTTATATAGTCGTTTTCGCCGTCTACGTAAAGAGTAACTAAAGCGTCGTGTACTTCTCTGTCGTATGGTGTAAGCTCTTTTCTGCCGCTAATGCTAATAGTCTTGTCGCTGTAGTCTAAGCTTACCATGCTTAATATTTCTTTCTTGGTCTTACGGCTGCTAATGTCAACGCCTACAAGCTTAGTATTGTAAAGGCTGCCGCTTCCGTCAAAAGCTATATTGCTTACCTTGTCTACAGGCGTTAGCCATGTTTTAGGCGCTTTTGTAGGTATGTTAGTGCCTGCTACTGGCTTATGTACTATAGCGCCTGGCGCTGCGCTTTCATTTACAAAGCCGCCTTTTCTGCCCCTATTACTTGTGTAAGGGCTGCTAGCTATGCAATCTAATACAATAGCCCTTATAGCGCTTGTGCTTTCTGGGTCTTCCTTAAAAAATTCATAGTGAAGACGCAAAAGCTCTTTACTGTCTTCTATAAGTGCTTCTGTATCAATATAGAGCTTGTCGCCGTCTACTCTTAAGTAATAAATACTAAAGCGCTCGCCTGCGTCCTGGGCTTTCTTAGCGTCCTTATATCGGTTATTTATAAGTAAGTCCATTTGCTTTTTAGCGTCGGCTATAATTTTATCTGGGTCGCCCCTAAGCTCGCTAAACTGTCTAGCTTCGCATTGCCTATAAAAATTACGTCTAGCTGTGTTTAGTTCGTCTAAAAGCTCTGTGTAGCGTCTGCGTGCAGCTCGCCACTCTTCGCCGCCTGCGGCTTCCCAATCATTGAAAATAGAGCTTATAGCGTCGTTAGCTGCCTGGTTAGCTTCCTGGTATGCCTTATACTGTGGCGTAGCTCTGTAAGCGTCGTAAGCTTCTTTGCTATATACTGGGTTGCCGTCTTTGTTGTACTCTATCGGCTCTGGGCGCAGCTCTATAGGTTCTGGCAATCTGCTAGCCTGTATAGCTGCTTCTTTCTCATAGTCTAAAGCGTCTGGGCGGGCTTCTATAACGGCTTCGCACTCTGCAATAAGCTTAGCGTACTTATCTTCTATAGCGTCTATTTTCGCTTTTTCTGCCGCTGTATAAGTTACTATCATTTAGAAGCTTTGCCCCCTTTTAAAAATTCTTTTATAGTGTCCTCTGTAACGTATTGCTTGCCGCCTACTTTCTGCCCTTTAAGGCTGCCGTTTTTAACGTACTTTCTTACGGTCTGCTGTGAAATATTAAGCATTTCGGCGCACTCTTTAACGTCGTATACTACTAAGTCGTCTACTTTAATCATGCTTTACTTGCCCCCTTTTCTTTTAAGAAGCTTGCCGCCGTTCTTCTTGTAGTCTTCCAGGCTCTGGCTTAAAAGCTTGTTAATAGCGTCTTTCATGCTTAAGCGCTCTGTATAGGCATAGTCTTTTACTTCCTCTAAAAGGTCTACGTTCAAAATAAAAGTAGCTCTTGTAAAGTCCTCTGTTAAGCCTGCCTGTACGCCCTCACGAATAATAGTATCTTTCTTAGGTCTGCCCCTGTTCGGCGCTTCCTGGCGTTTAATTTCTTCTTCCTGTTCTGGTGTAAATAATGGGTTATTAGCAAGGTTGTATTTTGCCATTGTTTAGCCCTCTCTTTCTATTATTTCCTTTGCTATTGCGCTGTAAGCTTCTGCGCCGCTACTCTTTGGCGCATATTCAAAAATATCTTTTCCAAAGGTTGGCGCTTCTGCAAGCTTACTATTGTTTCTTACTACTGTGTTGAAAGTTTCCGTAGGAAATTTAGCTTTAACGGCTTCTATAATTTCCTTATCCAGGCTGCGGCGGCTGTCGTACATTGTTACAATTACGCCGCCCACTTTAAGCCCCTTATTAAGTCTCTTCTTTACAAGCTCTACAGTAGGCAATAGCTGCGCCATGCCGTCTAAAGGCATATACTGGGCTGCTACAGGAATAATAACGCTATTAGCCGCTGTAAGCGCCATAAGGGTTAAAATATTAAGGCTAGGGCTGCAATCAATTAAAATATAGTCGTATTCTGTCTTAAGCCCCTCTAAAGCTTCTTTTAAAAGCGTGTCTCTTCCAGGTACGCTAATAAGCTCAATTTCTGCGCCGCTAAAGCGTATGTCTGTAGGTACTACGTCGTAAGAAGCTACGCCCTGCTTAGTCTTAATAGCCTGGTTAATATCTACGTCGCCTTTAATTACCTCGTAAGTGGTTGCGTCGTCGTCGATATTCCTAAAGCCTGCGCATTTGCTTAAGCTTCCTTGTGGGTCTAGGTCTATTAAGAGTACCTTTTTACCCTCAATAGCTAGGGCTGCGCCTATATTAAGTGCGCTAGTAGTTTTAGCTACGCCGCCCTTTTGATTTACAAAGGCTAGTATTTGCATTGTATATCCTCGCTTTCTGTGCTATAATAAAGAGTGGCTTAGGCTTTATGGTTACTATAGTTACTTGGTCGTTTCTGTGGTTTCCTGGTCTGAGCCTTTTTTATTTTCTTCCCATACCTTAATAGCTCTTATAGCGTCGTTTACTTCGTAAAGTTCACGCTGTACTAAACTAAGTAAGCTGTAAAGTGTTCTGTCTGCGTGCGCCAGGTTGTAGCGCTCGCCCTCTGTAAGCTCTAAGCTATCAATCTTATAAGCGTCTATAAAATTCTGGATAATAGACGGTAAAAACTCTAATTTAATCGTTGCTTCTTCTACGTCGTTGTATACGTCAAAAGCGCTACGCTGTATTTTCTTAGCTTGTGTCATATATAAATACCTCACTTTCTTATTACAAGCTAAGCCACTCTTGTTAAAGAGTATAAAACAAGAAGAGGAAAATTACAAGTATTTAATGTAAACATTTTAATATTTTTTTACATTGTTTGCAAAATAATAAAGGCTAGCTTTTTACAGCTAGCCCCTACAAAAAGACAGTAAAGCCCTACGTTTTAATCGTTAGCGGGCTTAATGTTTTTAGGCGTGTCGCCCCTCGGTGCGTCTTTAACATATAAGAACATATCGCCGTTATAATCGTCTCTTGTGTCTATACGTGTAATACTATAGTATTTACCTTTGTATTCTATAAAGTCGTATACGGCTAAGTCTTTTCTATTATTGATAACAAAAAAGCGGGTTTCGTCTACGCTATAAGCTGCCGCCTGGAATATCTGGTCTTGGCTAAGCTGTCTAGCATAAGCCCATAACTTTTTATTACTAATATACTTATAGGCTGTTATAGTCTGCCCTATACTGTCTCTTTCGCTTGTCTTTGTGATAAGCTTTATTTTTTTATCCTTTAAAAAATACTGGTCTTTCTTCATTTTAAGCACCTCTCTTATAACGTGTCTAAATACTCTTTGTAATGGTCTAAAAGTCCTACGTAAGCGTCTAAAAGGCTTGCTAAGCCGTCTATACGGTACTTAGGGCTAGTAGCCTTTATAGGCTGTATATTGCCGTTTACGTCGGTCTTTACGCCTGTGTTAGTGATACACCACTTTAAAAGCGGGTTGTTATTGTAGTTTATCTTTTTAGCCGCCAGGTCTTGCCCTAGTTGCTGCATAGGTAAGCTTAACGTCTTAACGCCCTGGAAGCACTTAACCATATTAAAGCCGTTGCTCTGCATTTCCTGCACCCAGTAAGCGGCGCTGTAAGGGTCGTAGTATATCCAGGCGGGCGTAACGTCGTACTTTTCTACCATTTCCATAAACCAGGCTGTAACGTCGCTATAGTTTATGCTGTTGCCCTCGCATAGCCTTAATAGCCCTGCTTCTAGCCATTTATCATAAGGTATTTTTTCGTCGTGTACTCTTTGCTCAAAGTTATCTTTAGGTAAAAAGTACATCTGCGTAACGTAGCGCTTTTCGTTCTTATCCATAAAAAGCAGCGTTGCGGCTGTAAGGTCGCCGCTTCGGCTCAAGTCTGCGCCGCCTATAGCGTAATACCCTTTAAAAGCTTCTAGGTTAAAAGTCTCTGTGTTGTCTACGTCCTCAAATGTAAGCCAGGTACTAGCTACAGTTTGAATTACGTTAAAGTCTTTTACTAATACGCCTGTAAGGTCTCTAGGGCTTTGTTTTGCCCTTGCTACCTTGCTTATAAGGTCGTCTAGCTTCTTAATATGGTTTAAGCCTGGGTTAGCCTTTTCCCATTTCATAGGGTCTAGCCACTCTTCTTTACTGTCTAGCTCGTAAATAATCGGTAAAAAGTGCGGGTCGTCTATAGTTCCGTCGCATACGCCGCAAGCGTATTTATACATATCGTCAAATATACATTCTCGTATAGTTCCCGCCGTAGTAATCATTATTAAAAGCGGCTGTCGTCTTGCGCTCTGGCTCTGCTTCATTACCTCGTATAAGTTACGGTCTTTAATGCTGTGCAGCTCGTCTATAATTACAAGGCTGCTATTTAAGCCGTCTAGCGTGTCGCTGTTCTTGCCTAAAGGTTGAAATTTGCTAAAGGTAAGGTTAAAGTACAGGTCGCTTTTACGCTTCTTTACTACCTGTATAAGGTCTGGGCTTTGGCGCACCATGTTAAAGGTTTCTGTAAAGATTATTTTAGCCTGGTCTTTCTTACTGGCTACGCTGTAAATCTCTGCGCCTGGCTCTCTGTCTGCAATAAGCATATAAAGAGCTATGCCGCTAAGTAGTACCGATTTGCCATTTTTGCGGGCTACATATAAAAGCGTTTCTCTGTACTTTCTGTAGCCTGTCTTCTTGTCTACAAAGCCGAATAAGGCACTTATAAAAGCTTTCTGGAATAGTTCCAGGCGTAAGGGCTTGCCTGCCCACTCGCCTTTACTATGCTTGCAAAAGCGCTCTATAAATTGTATAGGTCTTTCGGCTCGTTCCTGGTCGAATACGTAGCCGTCTTTAGGGTTGTTAATGTCGTCTACAAGCTTTTCATATTGCCGCCTGCAACGCTTAGAGACTATACACTTACCCGCCTTAATAGCTTCTAAGTATTGCGTTACATAGTCCATTTTATAAGCCCTCTTTTAAGAAATCGTATACGGCGTTGCTCTTTTCTGCTTCC